GCTATCTCCCCACCAAGCGCAGCATAGCCAATAATATCCACCCAAGAGTCGTCCTTGCTTGTGTCCTCTGCAAGTCTAGCCAGCTTCAGACCAATCATGCAGGCCACTACATCTTCCGGCGTAATTGCATGAACCAGCTTCTTCTCCAAGAACACATTCCAGATGGCAGCGATCCGCTCGTGGTTCATCTTAGCAGGACCATACTCCTTGGCCCTCGGACCGTTGATTAACTCTTCGGCCTTACTGAGGAAGTCTTCTCTAGTTTTCATAATGCAAATCCATACTGTGTTTGAGGTTCAATAATATGCAACGATTTCTTGGCGCGAGTAAGCCCAACGTAGAACGTCCGAACCTCGGCGTCCTGATCCTCGCTATTCGCGCATGCTCGTGATGAATCTAAGAGAAGGGCGACGTTATCCGCCTCGCCACCTTTTGCTTTGTGGATCGTCGATATCTTGATCCTCGGCGTCCCCGTCAAAATAGACTCGCCCATACGCCGTACTGACGAAATGTATATTCTCTCGTTCTCCGACACTTTCAACACTTCGTGCCACGGTGTCTCCGCAGTCGCGGATAGGGAGCACTGGTCTTGAATATCGGTTAGCGTGTAGGTTAGTTCGGGATCTAAGCTTGCGAGGGCTTTCCTGCCAGATCTGGTAATAACGGTAGCCGTTAATAGGGGCGATAGTTTTTTTAATTCTTGTGCCGACAGATGCTGTTGCTTGCATAGCTTTAACCATACCTCGATTCCGGTGAGAACATTTGGGGAAATGGACCAACCGGAGCCTTCACGCCAAAACAGGAATCCTTGCTCTTTAAGTGTGGTTGCGATTCTGTTGGCAATGAAATTGGTGCGGGCTAGGATTAGCCACTCTCCGGTTGTTATGTCCACATCAAGGATATCACGATGCCACACTACGGAGCCAGTTTCATCTGTTGGTTTCCAGAACTTTTTTTGTCTGGTAGCTAGCTGTTTTACCAGAGAATCCGCTATATTATGCACTGATATAGGCAAACGATATGACTTATCCAATATGATTTTGTTGTCTGATGCGTTGAGAAAATCCCTCACATCCACACCCATCCAAGAGTAAATGCACTGGTCATCGTCTCCCGCGTAATACACGCGCTTTGACTTAGGTTTTATAACGTCATGAATCATTCGCCACTGCAATGGGACCAGATCCTGTGCCTCGTCTACAATCAGGACATCGAACTGGGGACAGTGACCTTGGGTGATAAAGTCCTCGATCATGTCCACAAAGTCGACCTTGTTTGTTTCTTTCTTGTAATCCCTAAACACCTGATCCACTAGCTTTAGCTGCTGAAAATGAAGCCGCTGGTCTGCTGTTTTTGAGAACTGCTCCTCAAGAGTACAATCAGTAACTCTAGCTATCTGAATCATAGACAAGTACGCATCGCCGCTTCTTCCCGGGCTAAACAAAACACCGTCCTGCATTGACACTGAAGAGTTCGCGGTAAACTCAAGACCCAACAACTCACCTATACGCGAGTAATCAGGTCCCTGAAGGACCCTGTCTTTACTTAATCCAAGACATTGATAAGCAAACGAATGAAGAGTGCGAAACCAAACCATCTGATCCGCATTCATGTTTAGCTTAACCGAAGCCCTAGTACGCGCTTCCTCTGCTGCTTTACGAGAGAAAGATACGAACGCAATATCATGCGGCTTGGTGCCACTGGTTAGCTCGTCCTGAACAATCTGAATAAGACGAGTTGTCTTGCCCGTGCCCGGGGGTCCGAAGATAGTTGTTTCCATTTTAATCTACCTTCTCAAAAAAGTGTGGCTCAGAAACATACCCCCGAAAATCCTCTTTATAGGGAAGCTGGTCGATACAGTTGTCACAAGTATCGCCAAGCTCTAATAGCTTTATCTTGCCGTAATAAGTTTTCCAATGGTGACCACAGGTGTCACATAAAAAATAAGCTACATACATTAGAACGGCACCCCATCACCTTGGACCTCGATCCTCGGAACTTGAACCTCTCTGTTAAAGGCAGGCACCCACCACACACGAATCTGCTTGGCTTCCCCCCGCGTAGTCTTAAACCTTTTATGACCGTTTGCTGTTCCATCCCCGTTGAGCTCCTTTAACCGCTCTTGTATTTGTCCACGGCTATAGCTGTCGAAGCGCTGATTGCGAAGGAACTTCATTAAGGCTTCAATCTTGAAGTAGGTTAAGCCTTCTTCTTCTTCCGTGTAGGGCTTGCCAAGACTGATCTCTTCAGCGGATTGCGCTTGCACCCGCCCATCACAAAACGCCTCGAGAAGATCCATAAACTGGCCCTTGTAGGTTAGCTCTTCGGGAACCTCGATCTCACTCATGTCTTCCATCAATGCGCCAACAATGTTCTGCCAGTCAGCCATCTTCATCATTGGTGGCATCTTGTGTATCTGTTCCATACACGCCTTCTGGAAACGCTGCGGTGTCTGAAGATCATCTGTGTCCAACTCAACACGCTGTCCACCCACATCACAGAACCATACTGGAGGCTCTGACTTCACAACGCAAAGACCTGTCACATCAATATTGGAAACGTGGCTACCGATACCAAACTTCTTTGTTTTACAAAGTGACTTGTTGCAATAAGATTTGAGAGGCTCCTGATCACAGGGGAAGCCATACTCTTTCTTCTCATGCTGCTGCTGAATCGTCACAATCTCGGACGCTGGCAATGACGGGTTGGCAAACTTGTTGTTAATCTCTTCGAGCCTAGCCTTCCAGTTTTCTGGCTGCTCTTTCTTACAACCAACGGCTGCGGCAAACATAACTGTGTTGCGTGTACCTTCGGGTATCCCCTGTCCGAACATGCAGTTCAGACAGGGGGCCCAATCCTTAAACTCGTCGACCTGCTCACCGAATGTTAAACCAACAAAAGCATCCGGATCCACACTCCTCCTGTCAACAAGCTCAAGAAATTCCTCTAGGGACGCTGGCTCTCCGTCTTCTTTAATCGCGTAGCGGAGAGTTTGTTCCTCATCAAAGTACGGCAGGTTAATAAAGTTACCCACATCGCCACGCTCGACAAGAATCTGTTCTTGCTTTGGGAAAATCTCACAGCCGCCATAACCAAGTACGGCAGAAATCTCTGAAGCTTTATCACGGAACTCTCCTGCACTGATCCACTTTGTAAAGAAAAAGAATATGTGTGCGCCGCCAGACTTCGAGCGGCAGGTAACACAAGGCACCTCCATCTTACGCAGCTTTTTATCAAGCGCCTCAAGATCTAGTGGGTACTTATCAATGTCGAGGGCACCAAACTTACACTGGTTGTCCTCGTTAATTGGGATAGAGCCTACGCCATTCTTGCCCTCAAGATGATGCTTGATAAGGTCTAAGGTTAGCGGCTGCCTAACGATTCTCGACTTAGCTTTTTGCTTACCGGCTCGTCGTTCATCTGATATCTGTGTCTGTCCATGCGCTGCACTAAATCCGGTAAATGCAGCCATGAACTTTTCTGCTTGGTTCATAACTGTGCCCCTTATTGGTTTAAGGCAGGGGGTGGTTGTTGGGGTATGAGCCCCCCGAACAACCTTTCTGCTGCCCCCATTCAGCAGCTAGGGTGGAGTCGTATGCACCCCCACCCTAATTTTTAGACTAGAACGGGATATCGTCCGCTGGTGCCGACGATGCTGACTGCATCTCTTCTGCGGTGGCTCCAGAGGTCTTAATCTCACCCTTTTGGAATAGATCGAACTTGCTCTTTGCTAGCGCAACTGCGCTTTCTGGAACATCTTCAATGTCGACATTGGATACGGCGTAATTGAACCACGTTCCTTTGTCGTTGCTTTCTTGCACAGACTTCAAGCGCCAAGCTGTCATCCATATTGGTGGGTTAAACAAACCCTCCGTCGGATGCATAATCTGAAGACCAGCGCGGCGAGTGTTCCATGCCTTTGCTACCTTCATCTGTGTTTTCTTCATGTCACAAATCAACTGAGACGTACGCCCCTCACTGTCGACTGCAACCACAAGGAACTGAGCGGAGCGAACCAACTCGTTCCCAGAAGGAAGAATCTCGTTAGACCCCATGCGCTGAGTACGGCGGATGTCTGGATCCGTTGGATCTAGTTCACCCAAGTAGCCACCGCCGCTTTCACGAAGTTGAAACTCAAGATACTTCATCTGGTAGGCAAACGGTATAACAACAACACCCTCGTCTGCTTCCCAAAAATCTCCAGTGACATTGTTGAAGATGTCGCCTGCCGAAATACCATCAATGAACTTGATGTCTTTCTTCATGAGTTGTGGGGACAGAGGCTGCACAATCCGCATAAACGGGATCTGCATGTCCTCCAAACCAATATCTTCCAGACCCTGCCCAGCATTCTTAAAGGCATCGTCCATAAAACTTGCCACCGCAGTGGACTTCTTTTCTGCTACAGCTAAATCAGCCATCGTTCTAATTCCTCTTTATAGTTGCTTCGGTTCCGACAAAGACACCGAAGGTATCAAAGTCGATCTCTTTACCAGATTCAATACGTCCCTTAACCCAAGCCTTTAAGGTCTGGGGGTGAACGTGGGTTTTCTGCGCGGGGTCTAAACCCTGATTACGCAGGTCATCAACAACAGCGCCAGCAAGATTATCCTGACCGCTGCTGAAAGATACTGTCACATCATTCTTGATGATATCACCCTCGCCAACCGAGCGGATCCAAGCGAACGCTTCATCGCGCTTGTCTTCCGTGATACGAGCGTGAACAAATTGACGAAGGGCTACCTTATTACCATCAACGGTAATGCTGTCCATTCCCATCTCTTGCATAAGAGCCGGGATGTCCTCTTCGTTAACTTTTCTTTTCTTGTACTTGAGGTCTTTTAGATACTGCTCTGCATCAGCAATCTTGCTGTCCAGATCCATAGACTCTCTAATGAGGTTTGATAGGCGAGACGCCCCCTCAGTGCTTACAGTGTCGAACTTGTTGGCTTCGACTGCCTCATCCATTAGCGAGAAAATATCGCTCATCCTACTTCTCCTTGGTTACACATTAAAGTTTGACCCCTTCGGGTTTAGAGACCCGTACCTACACTAGCAGGTACGGGGTAGTCAATAGGCTTTATGCTACGGCGTGTCTTTTTCTAGACTCTGAATGCTCCGCATCGATCGCTGCCATACGAACCAGATGCGCTACTTGTTTACTTAAACTGCGGTCATTCTTTTCTGCCATGTTCCGCAACTCTTCATAAACTGTGACAGAAACTGCCACTGATTTCCACTTTGTGGTATCCACCTATTTACCTCCATATATTCTGTGTGCTACGTTAACTTATCTTATATTCACTTAGGGGGTCAAGTACCAAATGAGACGATCTAAAAAAATAAGTGACGGCCCAGATAATAATATTGCGTCTGGCAAAAGATCGGAGCTTCTCGCTGCTGAGTACCTGATCGGTCAAGGTTGTTATGTTTACACACCCTTTATCGAGCAGGGGCCAGTTGATATTATAGCCCTCGATAAAAACGGAGTCTTTCATTACTTCGATGTTAAGACTCTGTCCCGCCGCAGTGACGATAGTATTATATCTCGTACCCTTACTGACCTCCAACGAAAGCTTGGTGTTCAACTTCTTTATGTTTGCCTCGAAACTCATGACGTTCACAGATACCCTCATCATTTTAACCGTCACACTGCACCAAAAAATTCTGCACAAAACGCGGCTAACCGCCGATTCAACGGGGAGAAACCTGCAACCATTTCCGAGCTTCTTCACCCAGAGTCTTCGCAGACAGATCAATCTTTGCCCGAAGCGTCCTGACAATATGCTCGTCAATAGAGTTTCGGGTAACCAAATCAACGTAGGTTACTGATTTCTTCTGACCGATTCGATGACATCGATCCTCGGACTGTATTCTTGTCTCAAGATTAAAGTCGTTGGCGTAGTAAATCACGTTAGTCGCAGCCGTCAGAGTCAAGCCATAACCTGCGGTCTGTGGGTTGGCAACAAAGAACCTCGCATCTCCAAACTGGAATGACGCTATAGCGTTTTGACGTTGTTCATCTGTTGTGTCCCCGAAGTACGACACGACAGAGTCAGCCCCATAAGTTTTAGCTAAAGTAGCTACAATAGCTTTTATGTCGTACCGGAATCTAGACCAGATGATAACCTTACCATCCATCTCCTCAACCGTCGCTAGTAGGGCAGACAGGCGGTTCGTAGGTATCTCGACTAGCTCACCATCGTCTGACATCAAGTGGCCGCACAGCACCTGCTGAAGGCGCAGCAACTGGGTCATCACGGCTGGTGCCGATACCAGTTCTCCGTCCTCAAGCACTGCGATAGCCGCTTCCTTTAGTGACATATAGTGCCGATGTTGATCGTCAGTTAAAGATACTTCTCTAGTAGTGTAGATTTTGTCCGGAAGATCGAGTGCTTCTTCCTTCGTAACACGATACGAAAAAGTCTCAAGACGGCTCGAAAGCTCGTCAAGATTTCTATATCCCACGATTTGCTGAAAGCTGTGGCTGCCCATCCGTTGAGTTCTTGTGATGGCATACCGGCCTTGAAAAGAAAAGTATGAGTCGAATCCAAGCAGTCGCTTGTCCATAAATTCACATTGCGAGTAAAGATCCATTGGCGACTTAGTGACTGGCGACCCTGTGAGTATCCGGCGAAACGATGCCGACTTACCAAGCGCCACCAGAGCCTTAGTCCTTTTGGCTTTTGGGTTCTTAATAGTTGTTGACTCATCAATCGCAAGTAGGAACGGCGTTCCGCGAACGAATAGATCCACAAATTTCTTGACCTTCTGAGTTGCGAATCCTTCCACGTTGACCAGTAGGATGCGGAGCTTACCACGCTCCTCGATGCCAGCTTTGAGGCGTTGAGCTTCGGCTTTGTTTGGGTTCGGATTCCAAACATAAACCTCGTGTTCAATGTCCTCTGGTAAATGAGCAGGTATTTCTGATATCTGCCAGTTTCTATAGACACCCTTCGGAGCGATGATGATTGCCGTATCAAGCCCCTTGTTAACGTGAAGCCACGCCAAGTTGTCGATAAGTACCTTTGATTTCCCGCACCCCATCTCCATGAAGTAGCCGTAATTGGTCTTATCATACGACCTTTGAAGAGCAACGAGTTGATGCTCATACGGTTTGGTTTTAAAGTCGAATTGCATATGCCCCTCACAATACACCTATTCTTCGTCTGGGTAGTCTAGCCCCTCAGACATAAGCGCGTGTTTTGCTGTTTCAAGATAGTATAAAATATCTGATACATCTTCCTGAGATGTGATCATCTTGATGCTGCCGTCTTGAGCAGTGCCAAGGATGACAACGTCCTCCAATGTTTTGCCTGCGATTTCACAGAGCAGAGGGACAGCGTCCATCTTAATCTCTATTCTCTTGGGCAGATAAACCACGTTGTCGTTATCTTCGGTTGTCATTAGGAAGTTCCTTTATCAGACGTTGAGCAGTGGATCGCATATCGACATACGCTTCTAATCTTTTGCGTGTCTTTTCTGCTTCTTTGTACAAGCCAGCAGTCTGCAACTCCACAAGCTCCTCGTCAAGGATTCTTATGATCCTGTTCAACCCCTGAGTATTCTGTTCCATGCCAACCTCAAATTTGGTAAATCTTCCTCAAGCACTACATCCGGGGTAGCCGGATCTTTCCGCATATCTACAATAAATTTGTGGATTGCAGCTTCGACATAGTGGACAGCGACAGACCACTCCATCTGGCCTTCCTTATCTGCTATGTCCTCTTCTGTAGGCATCAACTTAGTCTCGTTCATGTCTGGCTCCCACTCAGATGGCATTGTACTATCCGTTATATTATCAGACTGCGGCTTACTGTCAATGATCTGTAGCCCACAGGAGCTACAGATCTTTTTAAGTTTTGGCACAAGCTGCGTTTCAACAGATGCCCCGCACTTGGGGCATCGTCCTGCGCCCAACTTTTTCTGCCAAGACCCATCACCTTTTATGATCATACTCAATGTTTTGTCTCCCCATTTTCTTCGGCTTTCATTAACTCGTTTGATGCGTGTGCAGAAGCATTCATGATCGCGGTGGAAAGCAAGTAGCTTACATAATGCGGATCATCCTTGTTGGTGTTCAGCATCAGCATCATGCCTGCTGTGATGAGAAGAAACGAAGCCGTGTCAGGGTCAATGTTCAACTCTTTAAAATCATCGAGCAAAGCCTCTAGTTTGTTTCCGGCCTCTGCCTCTTCTTTTGACGCTTCTTCTTTCATATACATTTTCTTACCCCTTTCGACTGAACGTACCGAACCGTACATTCTCAGCGATGCGCTTTGCATCTTTTTGTGCTTTGGTTAGCGGTGCATCCCCCTGATTCAGGGATGAAACCCCACCCATACGCGACATGACTTCGGTTGCCGGTCGGAAAATACGACCAATGTCTGGCTCGTTAACCGCCGCTGGATCATCTTCAAAACCCATTGTTAAATGCTCCTTGTATTAACGTGGTAAATATCACTTTCAGTCCGCTTTCCTCTCAGGTTCTTGACTGATCGTAGCATTCTATTTCTGGCTAGGCTTGTCGCGTTTCGCTTACTCTTTGCTCGAATCTTGAACACTCGAAGATACTCCATACCAAAGACAACCTCGAAAGTACCAGTCCTTTCATAGGACTGCTTGTCCTCGTACATTGCAGTCTTGCCACCCACCAAGAATTCCGAAATGTTCGGTACAGTATCAGGCTTCATCGTTCTCGAGCCTCTGCATCTGCGCCTCTTCCCAAATAGGCAAGTAATATTCACCGTGGATCTCGATCCACGAACCTTTGTCCATATGGAGCGCGTCTTCTTCCATCTCCATCATCCAACCTTTGACCTTACCCATTCTATTTATCCTCCCAGCTTGTCCCGCCGTTGTACTTATACCCATGCTTTTGAAACCCCATTGCGATATGGTTCATGTGTTTCAGCCGCTCTCTGACCTCCCGCTGCGCTGGAGTCTGAATGTCCCCTCGAACCTGCACCCTGCGTTTCGGTGGTACGATCTCCGGAATTTCCAGAGCCGCTCTCAACTGCTCTTTGCTAACCATTTACCTTTCCTCCTTAACTTTAGTTCTTACACCCTCAAAAACAAATGCTCTGTGATAGGCTAAATATTCCTTGCACCTATCCCCTTTCAACAAAACCTTAGTGTTTAACTTTAACCCCAAGGATGACATCAAAGATCCATTAACACCAAACTTTGAACTCATCATCAAGACACCATCGTCAGTGAAAGAAATGTACCCACAGTCAAAAAGCTTATCAGCATTGGGCGAAAGCAAGAAACCATTTTGTGGATCTACTTTTTCCCCTGTGTTTTCACATGCTGCGTATGGTTTGATGTGACTAGCAATCAAAAATCTTATGTCACTGATTCCAGTAAAAGGACAGACTGGTCTGTAATTGGTGGCGTTTATTAGTCTATTTCTAAACATTGTTCTAAGCTTTTTTTCTTCCCGCATCTCTTCTGGTGTTTTGACAGGGTTATCCAGAAGCAAAGACATTAGTTCTTTTTTATGGTCAATCTGTGGTCTTTTTATTACCTCTGCCTGCACTTTCATTCCGCCGGTTGGCGCATCAGGTTTGGCAGGGGGGTCTTCTGCTAAAGCATCGTGCCTAATGTTTAAGGACTGCGCGTAGGTGTTTAACTCCACAAGCGAAGCCTGCTGCTGCTCATGACCGCCCTCGATGTATTCTTCTGTGCCAAATACAGCCAAAAAATTCAAGATCACCTTGGCTCCAATCGGGCTGCAAAGGGTAGCCCTTTGCTCATTGAAAAAAGGAAAGGCAATTGAAAAGAACTTTTTCTCTTCTTCGGTCAATTCATTTTCTTGATGATAAGGGGACAGGTCTTTAGATAAAATGGTTGACCCCAAGGCATCGCCTGTTGTCTTGATCCCCTTTATTAAACGAATAACCTCTGTCCTTTTTCTTAAAGCAACAGGATCAAAAACCTCGTTCCTTATCATCGGGTTTATAATGATCTCAACCTCATTGATATTCTCCGCACAAATCCCTGCGGTTATGTCGCCTGTCCGCAGTGCCTCACTGGTAATAAACCAAGGCACGTTGACTGGTGCTGCCGGAGCGCGGTTGCGCCGCACTTCAACTTGAACCGCTTTGCGCGCACCACCAACTGATGGCCCTGCGCGTAACTTGCTGGCATCAATATTGCCAAGCGTCAATTTGCTGCCTGATAGGCTTAGTTTTCTTGGTTTCGATAACATGATTACCCCCAATCCTTTCTGTTTTCCTCTTCATTATAGCCCTTGGTGTAGGCAACAATCTCATCGGCTGACATATCTCGCAACTCGATCCTCTGACCTTTGCCTGTCCCCTCTGGATACCAGTGGGGGCTGTAGCTGCGACCATAATACCTGTCCGCCGAACCTCGATCACGCGGACTACCGTGCTTTGTAGATAGATCAGTCATCGTTGCCCTCCAGATTAAACAGGCGGCGCAGTTGCCACATGCTTTCGTCAAGCTTCTTGACATCAGACATCCACAAATCCTGACAATCATGCATGCTTTGCATCGCACCGCTGATTGCTTCATAAGCTTCTTTGACTGCGTCTCGTTGCTCTTGCGACAGCTTGTTGATGCCCTTCTGACGCTCCGCACGATCCTTCACGCGCTGCTTATCCCAATATGCTGACTTCTCTTCCAACGTCCAATCCTGAAAACCCTCTGGTACATTACTCATTGTCTTCTCCTACCCCTTGAAAAAAAATTGTTAGCTCTTCGTCATCATCGATGTCTTCATCGACAACCTGATAGATTATACCCTTACCATGCACGAGATCGTGAATGGCCTTAATCAACTCATCCTTAGTCATCAGTCATAATCCTCCACGCTCACATCCTCTGGACGTTTGAAATCAAAATTCTGTGAAGCAGGGTAGTCAGGGTAGTATGTCTCGAACGATCCTCCCTCATCCCACTGCACCTCGAGCCGATCATATTTCACATACCAATAATGTGCGTCATCGAGATCACGATCCAAGACCCACTCGCTGGCCTCTTGATATGTAGCCTTAACAAGCCACTGTTGTTTCTTAGGCATCTTCAACCTCCCTGCTTTTCACGCGCTTTGCATGACCATAATCGGTTTCGATGTTCACGGCATCCATAGCCTTGACCATAAACTCCCCAGACACAGACCAGCGATCCACGCCGCCGTCCAGATTAAGACCACCGCCCTGCGACCAGTCTGTTCTGTTTAATGTGTCGAGATAGTAGCGGCTAACGAACTGCCCCCGCTCCGCGATGATATCATTCTCATCTGCCATGATCTTGGCGGCAGTCGAGTCCATATCGTAAAACTCGATCAGGGGATTGTCGTCACGATTGAAGCCATGACGATCGTCCTTGTTGTTGTATGTCAGACAATCACCAAGGCCGTAGCTGTCACCCAGAAACACTGCCCGAACGCACCACCGGATCCCTGACTCAGGATCAATTGATTTATATGTGTAAGCCATTAGCAAAATACCTCCTTACCAAATGTACCTAGTTGAATGATCAGGTCATAGTCATAGGCATCCAGTTGACCAAGGTCACTGAACACCAAGCCCCTGCGATGATCGTCAAGCAGTGCAATGCCCTCGACAATTACATCAAAAGAATTCCTGTACCAGCGTGTGGGCTGCGGCTCACCGTCATCCACATGCATGATGATTTCAAAATTCTTCTCGACAATTTCCTTGCCAGACTTCAGATCGTTGCCGCCAGTGTGGATGTACTCGATCCAGTGGTTGCTGCCACCCTCGAGCGCACCAATCCAAATGCCTTCGGCAATCTCTTCCCACTCCGCCCTGTTTGGCGAATACACCAAATGAATTGTTGGCACACCAGCGCAACCCATTTGAACTTCTGCATCAATACTCATCACATTACCTCCTTCCAATTACGAATGTTTGGCGAGTCGTCTTCCCAGATCTGGCTGGTCTGCTGGTCATACCGCTCCGGACAACCGTCCGCAGCCAGATTAAACATCTCATGCGCCAATGTTTCTGCGGCCTCGACCGACTCAGCGCGAACCTCGATCTGTTTCCAGACCACCGCATTTATTTCCACAAGATAGGTTTTCATTCGCCTGTCTCCTCAATGTCTAGCCTGTCTAACTCGTCATCAACTTCTGTCGATGGGCAATAATCAGGGTTTTCTGTCCACTGTTTTAAAAACAATGTTTTTGCAGCGTCAGCATCTGCCGCCTCGACTTCAACTTCATGCCAGACAATCCTTCTGGCCTTCACAAGATAGGTTTTCATTCTATTACCCACCCTTCCTCGATTAACTGATGGGCAATGTCGTTGGCAAACCGCTGGTCAATGACCAACGCATCACCCCAACGAATATGAAAATCCTTAGTGCCTTCACACGCCTGATCCAAATTGTCCTTGGCTGCACCATTCAATGGCTGGCACAAGAATATAGAACCGTGGTTCTCGAACCTGTAATCAACTTGCTGCATTACTTCACCCCCTTTGCTGCGCGGATCATTTCGACCACCTCTTCATAAGAATGCTTCACGGCATAGCCATTGACCGATGCATAATGCTCGACAAAATGCTCGACCGCATTGATCTGCCTTCTGATCCTGCCAGACATAACCGAAAACTTTGTGTCGCATAGATAGTAAGAACCACCATCACGAAGCTTAAACTCCAGTTCAATCATCTTATCCATTCTTCTTACCTCCATAAGCAATTCGCTTGGACATAGCCGTCTTCAACCACGCCCGATTGTTAATAGCCAAATGCAAGACCCGCGCACCTAGTGTCGGCTTGCGTAGTCCTACGGTGTAAACCTTTGATTCCATGTCGTTGCCCCTTGAACCTCGAACCTTGCACCTATATAGTTAGGTGACCTTATAGGAGACCGTATCAGACTTATCCCATATAGTCAAAGCATAAAATGCAGGGGCATATAGTGTTTTCTACGGGTTGTGAAAAAATAAAAAAAAAATTGAAAATAGGTGTAACAAACGTAACAGCGTAACAAACCCTTATCCAGTAACAGTTGTAGCTGTTACACTTCTGTTACACTGTTACACCTGTCATTCTCTGTTGATGGTCGCGAGATTGGATTTTTGATTTTAAAAAAATAGAAAGGCAAAAAAAACACTATGGACACTGACGATAGTTTGCCCAAGAACAAGGGCGGCAGACCCGCTGGACTGACCCAAAGGCAGCGAGAGTTTGCAAAGTTTTATGTTGATGGTCGATGGTCTAATGCTGAATGCGCTCGAAAGGCTGGCTATGCTGACGGCAGCGCAGCCCAACACGCAGCCAAGCTGCTCGATGGCAGATCATTCCCTGACGTACCCGAATTGATAAAAGAACTACGCGAGGCACGAGAGCGCAAATATGGCGTGACCTTGATGAATCAGTTGAAGCGGTTCGATGAGTTGTCTCGATCGGCTGAAGAGGCTGGTCAGTTTTCCGCTGCCATCAATGCTGAGAAGATACGTTCGAGCCTTGGTGGTTTGACCATCGATCGGCGCGAGTCAACGCACGTTCACCAGCTTGATAATATGTCGCGTGAAGATATCGTGGCGCGACTGTCTGCCATCCGCAAAGAATATCCGAACGCTTTCCCAGAGCCAGAAATGAAAAGGGTCGAAGATGCCAAAGACAGAACGGTCACTATGGACATCGTTGAAGCAGAATTTACCGAAGAAGAGCCACTTCCAGCGGGTGGAAAATCGGACAGGGGAGGGGATGCCTGACGTTTATCTGTGCATAGATGGTGTGCCGATTTGGTGTGAGTTAAAAATAATTAAAGCCGGACGAGTTGCCCTATCAAAGTCACAGATTGCATGGCATCTCTCGCATACCAGATGTAATGGCGTAAGTTTTTTCCTGTTACACTGCCCCTCTGAGGGTGATGTATATTTATTTGACGGCGGTTTTGCGGTCGAGTTGCAAGGATCGAGGATCGAGGATCTGCGGCCTGCGGCTCGATGGTGTGGTGATATACGATCTGCGCCCTTGGCACTGCGCGCCTGCGCCCTAGAGTCGTGGTTCGGGGCTCGATGACCTGCGGCCTGCGCCCTGCGCCCTCGATCCTGCGGCCTGCGGCCTGCGGCCTGCGGCCTGCGGCCTGCGGCCTGCGCCCTCGATCATATGATATAGGTATAAAGAAAATACCCTGCCATCCTATCGGATGGCAGGGTATCAGGGGAAACCCTAGTGAAGAACGATTGCAATTGATTTTGCTTTGATCGAAGCACCCGCGCAAAGCTTGCATGTGTCGCACGTTGCCCGCCGTCCTGCTTCCTTGCTGGCAGGGCATAGCACCTCTGACCCTTTCACGACCTCTTCAACGTCATTAATGACGCGGAATGTGCGCTTGCTGTCTTTCCAAGCTTGGACGGCCTGCGTTAATGTGTCCGCGCTGATCATATAACGGCCTGCGTCAACGTCAACGCCTGCAAGGTCGTCTTGATGGCTGTAGGCTGTATGGCCGTCGGCCTCGCTCAACAAGCTATCCCAAATATAATTTGGAACCGCTGCGCCGTCGCCGTATGTACCAACCCGAACCATGCGACCCGCGCCAAGCTTGGCTATAGCTTCATGACCCTGCGCCGTTGGATAGGCGTTTTTCTCAACTTGTTTCCAGACATTAAGAACCCCTTGGAATAATGCAACGTAGCATGTGCGCCCCTTGGCATGCTTGCCCGGGGCGTCTATGTCTTGCGCTTCGCCCCTATGCTTGCAATTGCCGCAGATTGAATAGTCATTGCCAAGCTTGTTGTTTAGCATTGGGTCAAGGCCGTTATCGCACAAGATATATGTTTGCACCATGTTACCGGTTTTAGAATTGCTGCTTTTGGTTATAGCGACAACAACAATATTCTCGTTAGGGTCTATTTGTGATGGCCCGCGATATATGATTGAGTTTTGTGTTTTCATGATTTTTCCCCTTCATGAGTTAATAGAGAAAGCTTATCGGATTTTATGGGATATCACAAGCCCTAAAATCCTGCGGCCTGCGGCCTTGTTCCTCTTTTTTTATATACAACGGCCTGCGGCCTGCGGCCTTGTTCCTCTGTATATAAAAAAAAAGAAAGAGGATCGAGCACCGTGGCACTCGATCCTTTGTTATTTATTCCACCGTTCCGGTGCGCTGCCAGTTATCGATTAGCCGGTCAACAAGCTCGTCGGTCTGCTTTCGATTGCCACCGCAATGGCCTTCGGCCAATTGATAGCAGGCACCAAGCAATTCGCTGATCTTGTGTTTGGTACACTCGAGACTGGCTGCATCGCTATCCGTCCATACGACGCCGTGAAACAAGCCCAAGTGTTCGCCGCCGTGCAGCAATAAAGAATGTGTATGCATAATTATCCCCTATTCATATCTTGAATGTTGAACAGACAGCCAAGGATCGACCAAGGCACTCCGACGCTAGCGATCGATATCATACCGATGCCAGTGACGATGGCGAACATGTCATCGATAAACAGACAGTGATAGCCAGCCAGTCCAACGGTGCCGGTGGCGATGATCATCATGCCCCAAACGTATGTCATACGTTTGGCGACCGTTCTTCTATGTGCAACAAATGCGTGTCTCATAGTATAGTCCCCTTCTATTTGGTTTACCGTTTCGTCCTTCTGGACTCATCAGCGGCAGCGACACTGCCGGACGGTAGGGGCGACCGCCGCCGCCCCTTTATGCTAGTCGTCTTCTTGATTCCAGACTGTCACCAGTTTGCCTTGGATCATTTCCAGATCGCCTTGGATATCTTCGATATTGGCGACTAGGTCTTCGCACCAGTGGCCGCTGTCTTGTAATACATTCTCGATAATTTCCAATGCATGGTCTACCTTGTCATTGGCTAGCGCGACTTCGTGAAGGATGGTTTGTAATGTTCTGGTCATTGTTCAGTCCCCTTATGCTTGGTTTGAGATGATAGTTTTGCCGGACTTGATCGTATAGGTTCCGGCTTCGAGCTTCATGCGGCGGATGTTTGACTTGCCAGCGTCGTGCATTTCCTTGGCGATCGAGTAATCAATATATGAGATTACGTTTGGATGATCGTCGGTCAAGCGATCATCAGCAATGATCTGGCCGTAGGCTTGACGGGTTGAACCGTCAAGCTTGGTGAATGTTGCAGTAAACAGGCGTCCGCCTAATTGCTCGATGATTTGGTTTCTTAAAGTCATAACGAATTCCCCTTCGTTGTTGTGATGACATATTATAATCACAGATCATCCCATAAGACAACACGCAAAACCAATATAATCGCTGGATTTGCGCTTTTTTTTCTCGCGTTTTGGGGTTACTGGCAACGATCGGCAATCAGGATCGGGATCGCTTGACCCCCTACCCCCTATATTTGGGGGGCAGCCTCTTGACATACGGGCGCATTTTGCTGGGTTGATAAATTCATTTGAGGGTATTATCATTCGGAAATGAATCAGATATCCAATCTAGACCTGCTGCCAGAGGAAGTCCTAAAGGAAATCCTGTTACTGGAAGAGCACCAGAAGCGCCTGTCAACTCGTGACGAGGCCCAAGATAAATTTATGGCGTATGCAAAACATGTATACGAGGGTTTTATAGAGGGGACCCATCACCGAATTATCGCGGAGAAGCTCGAGAAGATTGCCCGGGGGGAGCTAAAAAGACTGATTGTCAATATGCCACCCCGACATTCTAAATCAGAATTTGCATCCTATCTTATGCCATCTTGGTTTTTAGGTAGAAACCCAAAATTAAAAATTATTCAAGCTACAATGAACACGGAACTTGCTGTAAGATTCGGTAGAAAGGTCCGTGACCTAATTGCTGATCCCATTTACAAAGAGATCTTCCCTAATACGGATCTAAAACCGGACAGCCAAGCGGCAGGTCGTTGGGAGACTAGCGCTGGCGGGGAATATTTTGCAGCCGGGGTGGGTGCTGCAATGACTGGCCGTGGCGCTGACTTGTTAATTATTGACGATCCGCACTCGGAACAAGATGCTTTATCCTCAACAGCGTACGATAATGCGTACGAGTGGTACACTTCTGGTCCTCGACAGCGTTTGCAGCCGGGGGGAACCATCATTATTGTCCAGACCCGGTGGTCCAAGAAGGATATTACCGGGAGGTTACTGCAAGCACAGCAGAAAGACATTATGGCTGACCAGTGGGAGGTGGTAGAATTCCCTGCAATTATGCCTTCGGGGGAACCATTATGGCCTGAATTCTGGCAAAAAGAAGAATTACTAAAAGTAAAAGCCTCGCTGTCTATTGGTAAGTGGAATGCCCAGTGGCAACAGAATCCTACCTCAGAAGCAACCGCTATGGTCAAGCGGGATTGGTGGAAGGTGTGGGAGCACGATGATATTCCTGATTTGGACTACGTCATCCAGTCTTATGATACTGCCTATAGTAAAAAGGAAACCGCTGACTACTCTGCAATTACAACTTGGGGAGTATTCCAGCCATTTGGTAATGGTGACCAGCACCTTATATTGATGGATGCCAAGAAGGGGCGGTGGAACTTTCCTGAACTAAAGGCCATTGCACAGGAAGAGTATGAGTATTGGGAGCCCGAGTTGATGCTGATTGAGGCGAAGGCTTCGGGTCAACCACTAGCTGACGAGATGAGGTTACTGAACCTCCCTGTAGCTACATTTAGCCCGGGCCGAAAACGTGGGGGCGGGGGTATGGATAAAACAACCCGTATGCATATTGTGTCTCCTATATTCGAGTCGGGAAAAGTATGGTATCCTGAAGGCGAGAAGTTTGCAGAAGAAGTTATCGAGGAAGTAGCGTCATTCCCCAATGGCGAACACGATGACTTTTGTGATAGTATGACGATGGCCTTGATGCGTTTCCGTCAGGGTGGCTTTATCAGTCTGAATGGCGAAGAGTTTGAAGATGACCCACCCCGCAAAGCTAGAGAATACTACTAATGGCTGAACGTGATTTTGATCCAGAAGCATTTGATTTTGCAATGCCCCGCACCAGCACTGATCCAAAGCAGGCTGGGGACTTTGTTCGTGGCGCAAAGTACGCTCCTATGGATTTGCTCGGGGCACCCGTAGATATTGTCAACATGGCTATGGGCGCTGTTGGCGTACCTGTTTCTGACAAGCCTTTTCTTGGTTCTGAATACCTGATTGATAAATACGCAGACTTAGGTGAGGCCATCGGTGTTAACTACGACCGTCCCACTGGTAGCACTGCCGAGACTGCTGGTCGTATAGTCGGCGGCGCTGCACTTGATCCGGGGTTACTGGCTGCTGGTATTGGCCTGAAGTTTGCCCAAACCACAAAAACCCGAGGTTCGGGGATCGAGAAGAAAGGCACTGGATCCGCGCAGCTAGAGGAACCGGTCCAGACCGTAAAAGCATTTAAGATGTTTCGCAAGGACAAGGATGGAAACCTACATCCGTTGTTTGTAAGGATGGGTGACAAGCAGCCTCTTCCTGTAGGAAAGTGGGTTGATGCGGAGGCCGGGGAGTTAAATCCCAAGACTGGTAAGGTTAAGTCTTCTCTTGGTGACTTAGCTTACCGTCCCGGTTTTCATGCGGGGGACACTCCTAGTGCTACGCATATTGGGGGGAAAGTGGATCCAGCGACAGGGCTGCGTGTAAAAGGAAGCATGAAGCCTAACATCAGAGAGGACAATCAGGTTTGGGCCGAGGTTGAAATGCCTGCTGATGTAGATTGGCAAAGTATCGCGGATGCTAGAGCCGTAATGACAAAGAAGGGGACTCCGGATCCAAAGACGGCTCATATAACTGATGAAGTTCCTTTTGGTGGGTACTACCGTTATAAAACAAACCCGAATATGCAGGGTAACTGGCTTATTTCCGGTCAGATGAAAATTAACCGTGTTCTTGATGACGATGAAGTTCGAGCTATTAACGAAGCTGCTGGAACCTCGGATCTTCCTCGTTTGGCTGAGTTGATGTCAAAAAGTGAAGCCCGTACCTCGGACCTCGCACCTGTGTCTAAGAAAGAAGTTCTTGAGGGCGATATCGTTGGGGAAAAAACTGCTGGGTACGAGAAACTTCAAAAGGATATGGAAGCTTCTTCGTCCTCGGACCTCCGTTCTTTGAAGGGCTTGAAGATGGAGTTAAAAGGTGTTGAGGATGCGTTTAGTTTAAATGCGGGGGTTAACATTGACAAGTCGCTTGAGTTTGCAAGCAGTGGTGATTCTGTCCGCTATACTTCTGATGACTTTATTGCTGGTGTTCAGGATTCATTTGAATATGCGCGGGATCAAGGCATAGATCGAGGAGAAGCCTTGCTATCTGCTCTTAGGGAGAATGTTGATAACTTTAACGACATCTATCCGGATGCGTTAGACTTAAATTCTGTTCTCAGCGATATTTCAAAAAATGTAAATGACGACTTTGGTTTCGACAAAGCCCTTAGTCGTTTTCAGCAGGGGCAAGCCAATCGCAGCGCTATGGAGGCGGAGCTAAGTACCGCTAAAGCAACGGCTGCGGGTGAGAGGGCCGAGGCACAAAGTCTTCGTCTTCGTGAGTCTTTGGGTATTACAAAGGACACTTCCCCGGAGGAAGCTCAAAGACTTATTATGGAGTACGCTAATAACCAGCAGTCCGGTATCGCTGGCGCAGGAATTCCTGACCCCGCCCCTCCGAAACCAAACCTACGGCTTGTCAAAAAGGCAGCGGGTGGCAAGGTTGACTTACGTTCTGGTATCGGTGATATATTTAAGGTATATTCATAGGATGCGAACAGACAAACAGATTATGGCGACGGCGTTGAAGAATATTCAGTCTCTTACGGACGCTGAGTATGATCGTTACATTGAGATCAAGAAAGATCGTAAGGTACAAACCAGACGCAATGGCGGTATGATCAAGGGCTTCAGCCCTATTGCCCGTCCACAGAGATTTAAAGGAATATTCTAGTATGGCATTACCTCCACAGATGGTTGAGTCTGCAATGGGTGCTGGTGGCCCCGGCATGACTATGGAAGAACAGATGACCGAGGTCCAAGTACCTATGGAAGAGTTACCTGCTGGCATTGAGATGGTTGGTGATGAGGAGTCTGTTGAGGTTGTAGCTGAAGAGTACGACCACAACGCAAACTTGGCAGAGGTTCTTGACGATTCTGTTCTTGGCTCTTTGTCCTCGGACCTTGGTAATAGTGTTGATGAGGACAAGTCGTCCAGAGAAGATTGGGAAGAGTCTATTTCAAAGGGCTTGGTTCTGCTTGGTATTAATTATCAGGAGCGCAACGAGCCGTTTCTGGGTGCTTCTGGTGTAACTCATCCGCTTTTGTCGGAGGCTGTAACGCAGTTTCAGGCGCAGGCTTACAAAGAGATGTTGCCGCCGGGTGGTCCTGTAAAGACGCAGATTATAGGGCAGCAGAGCAAAGAGGTTGAGGATCAGGCCCAGCGTGTCAAGGACTTTATGAATTACCAGATCACTGAGGTGATGGAGGAGTTTGATCAGGACACCGATCAGATGCTGTTCTATTTACCTATCACTGGTTCTACTTTTAAGAAAGTTTATTTTGATCCGACACGGCAGAGGGCTGTGTCGAAGTTTGTCCCGGCTGAAGATTTGATTGTGCCTTATGCTGCATCAGATCTGCGTACAGCCGAGCGTTACACACATGTCGTTCGTATGAGCGAAAATGAAATCCGTAAGTTACAGGTAGGAGGTGTATATCGTGATGTTGACCTATCTCCATCAGAAGATGACGAGTCTGACACAACAATTAGAAGCAAGACTGACGAAATTCAGGGACTCCGTCCGGGATACAGTGACGAGCTTTATACTATATATGAAGTCCACGTTGATCTTGACCTTGAGGGATTTGAGGATCTGGATGAGATGGGTGAGCCTACGGGTATCCGCTTGCCGTATATCGTCACTATGGACGCTGATTCGGGACAGATTCTCTCGTTAGTACGGAACTATCGTGAGCAGGATCCGCTTCGTCGCAAGCGTGATTTCTTTGTTCACTACAAGTTTTTGCCGGGCTTTGGGTTCTATGGCTTCGGTTTGTTGCACATGATTGGAGGGTTGAGCCGTGCTGCGACATCTATTCTCCGCCAGCTTATCGACGCTGGCACGTTATCGAATCTACCGGGCGGCTTTAAGGCACGGGGCGTTCGTATTAGAAATGACGATGAGCCTGTTAACCCGGGTGAGTTCCGCGATCTTGATGTTCCCGGCGGTGATATTCGCAATGCTCTTATGCCGCTCCCGTACAAGGAGCCTTCTGCAACGCTGGGTCAGCTACTCGGGGTGGTCGTTGATTCGGGCAGACGATTTGCACAGGTTGCGGACACAAAGGTCGCAGATGTCAACTCACAAGCTCCCGTGGGAACTACAGTGGCACTTATCGAGCAGGGATCTAAAGTAATCTCAAGCATTCATAAGCGCCTACACTATGCACAAAAAGCAGAGTTCCGTATGTTGGCGGAGATCTTTGCTAATAACCCAATGCCATATCCCTATCAGATCGGGCCGAACATCAACCCGCAGATTATGGCGCAGGACTTTGACGGGCGTGTAGATATTCTCCCAGTCTCTGACCCGTCAATCTTCTCTATGGCGCAGCGCCTGTCACTTGCACAGACACAGTTGCAGCTTGCACAGGCCGCGCCGCAGATGCACAACCTGTACGAAGCCTATCGGCGGATGTATGATGCGCTAGATGTTAAGAACATTGATGCAATTCTACCGGCACCGCAGCCACCACAGGCTTTGGATCCGGCAATGGAGAACTCGAATGCCTTGAAGGGTATGCCGAGTCAGGCGTTCAAGGAGCAAGATCACCGTGCCCACATTCGTGTGCATGCGTCGTTGATTCAGTCTCCTGCCATTCAGGCCAACCCGCAAGCTTTTGGTATTTTGCAAGCCCACGTTCAGGAGCATGTGGCTTTGTTTGCTCGTGACATTGTTGAGGCTGTGTTGATGAAGGGTGTAGACGAGGCGCAGATGGCTGGTGAGCCAGTGCCTCAGATTGATCCGACGGTAACTGATGCAATGATTGCCCAGCAGATTGCTGAAACACTTGAGCAGTTGGCACCACTATTGATGCCACCCCAGCAACCAGATCCGCTTGTTCAGATCCGTCAGCAGGAGTTGCAGAACGACACTGCCGAGATTCAACGCAAGATGCAGAACGATCAGATGGATTATCAGATCGATCAGGCCAAGATGCAGCAGCAAATGGATTTGGCTATGCAGCGCCTGAGTGCACAGATGGATGTAGCAAATCAACGTAACGATGTGAATGTGTATCGTATTAATACGCAGGCTGAGTTAGCTCGTGACAGGAACCGTGGACAGTGATCATGTGGGACATGCACAACCGCACGACTAAAGAGCAGGCCGAAAAGAATCGGAGTGAAAAATGTTACAAGCGTTAATTGGTCCGGCGACCGAATTGATTGGTAAGTTCGTCGAGGACAAAGACCAGAAGAACAAGCTGGCGCATGAGATTGCCACCATGGCGGAGCGTCATGCACAGGAGCTTGCCAAGGGTCAGTTGGCTATCAATGCTGAAGAAGCCAAGTCACGGAATATTTTTGTGGCGGGTTGGCGCCCAAGTGTGGGCTGGTGCTGTAGCTTGGCCTTATTCGCTCACTTTTTGGTCTTCCCTACTATGGATGTAGTAACTGCATATATGGGCGTTGAGCCAGTGGCTTACCCTCAGTTTGATATGGACAGCCTGATGACAGTCTTACTTGGCATGCTCGGGCTTGGTGGAATGCGTAGCTTTGAAAAGGCCAAGGGCCTAACAAAGTGAGTGTAGAGACTTTTCTCAAGTGGAAGATCCTTCCGCGCTTTATGATGTTGATGAGTACCCTAATGTCGTGGCGCTGTGCTGAGTGGTTTATGGCTTTGCCGGAGCCTAGCTCACAGCAGTCGGCTTTTGTTAGCGTTGTTATGGGCGTCATGACTGGCGTCTTTGGAATTTGGATGGGTCATGAGCACAAAAAAGACTAGCCCGTGTGTAGGTATTTGTGTCTTGGACAAAGAACGTGTAAGATGTATTGGCTGTGGGCGTACCATAGATGAGATCATTAACTGGGGAAAGAAATGGCCGGACCAAGAATAAATCAGTTTGCAGGTGATCTTGGTATCAACCGTTCTTCCGCAAAGAAACTTTTAAAGAAAGCCCGTGGTCGCAAAGACGGCGGGTCAGAGACATTGGAGAAATATATGTCTGGTGATTGGGAAAGCATTGTAAAGCCGCAGACCGAGGAAGAAGATGCGAAAACTAAAGAGCGGATGAAAAAGAAATCCGATCGTTATAAAAAGCTTCGTGAACAGCAAGCGAAAGAAATGGAAGAAGGCGTTAAAGCCAAGGACGGCAAGTATATGTCTTGCGGTGGAATGCGTAAAGCCGTCGGCGGCGGGAAGTTCACTGGAGTTTACTAATGGGCAACTGGAACCAAGATTCATCTGGCCTGTCCGATGAGGATATGGATCAATCCCTCCAGCAAGATATTGCTGCGGCTAATTTTGCTGCCTCTGGGGGAGATCTTGGTAATTACACCTTTGGTGAAAACTTTGTAAACGACACAGACAGCCCGGGTTACACT